TACCCCTACTACTGCAAGCTGCAGGAGAACCAGCTCTGGAAGCTGCGCAACATCCTGGTCGCCGCCGGCATGTCCGTCCCGAAGAAGCGGATCACCCTCGACCCCAACAAGGTGGTCGGCAAGGAGATCGGCGTGGCGATGGCTGATGACGAGTACGAGGGCAAGGAGAAGTCGGTCATCGACGCGGTCTTCCCGGTCTCCGAGCTCGACGACAGCGTGGACGACCAGGCCGAGCCCGAGGATGACGACGAGCCTGAAGAGGCTGAGGTCGTCGAGGAGGAGGAAGAGGCCGAAGAGGAGCCCAAGCCCAAGAAGAAGAAGGGCAAGAAGGGCAAGAAGTCGAAGGGCTCCGAGGAGGACCTCGAGGAGATCGACATCAGCGACATCTGAGCCTTGAGCTCCTAGTAGCACTGACTGCCCTCGGTTAGCTTTGAATCCAGCTAGCCGGGGGCAGTCTTCAAGTGGGGGCCTGGGTGAGGCTTCAGAGAGGGCTACCAGGAGCACGGGTTCCTTGACAGTTTTACAAAGGAGTCGATAAGATGTACATGAAGGCGGCGGGCGATGCTGATCCTTCCTGGGGCTATCCTGCTCTTCTCCTTGGTCGGAAATGGCTAAGCAGGGTAGCCCCTCGCCTTGTGTATATGGAGAGGAAATTGAATGTCCACACAGCCTGAGTCACGCCTGAGCAGGAACATCGCTAAGATGCTTCGGCTTGATGGCTACTTCGTATTCAAGGTCCATGGCGGTCCTACCATGATGGCTGGGTTGCCTGACTTGGTTGTATGTGCTGCCGGGCTCTTCATCGGCCTTGAGACCAAGATGCCGGAAAAGCGCAACAATGTATCGCCTCGTCAGCGGTATGTCCATGAGCAGATCAAGAACGCAGGCGGTTCGGTTTTTGTGGTGACCTCTGTTGAAGAGGCTCGTGAGTTTGTGCGTGCGGTGGTTGAAGAAAGTTCAGGAGCTGCTGGGTAAAAAAACCAAACGGAGATACGAGCGGTCTAGTAACACCAGCACCTTCCGCACCAGTACCCCCATCTGTAACACGTAACCCCCTAGAGGTTGCTGGAACGGGTGGGGGTTCTTGGTGTTTACTGTCGCATCGACGATCATCCGTATTGATCCGTATAGTCAAAAGATATGCGATCGATCAGATTGATCAAGTGACCCATTCTTCATCGATTAGAGAAGCATTACGGATTGCCTCACAGAACTCTTTGATCATCGATCAATCGGCGATTGCGCATGATGATCTTACGCTAATTGGTGAGTTGCTCTGAGGGTTTCTCAGTATGCTTAGCGGGGGCACTCATCAAGCGAGGGGCGGTAGATCTCCAGAGAGCTGCTTAGCTACACACCAAAGAGCCCCCGCGAGCGGCTAGGGGCGCAAGCGGGGGCTTCTGGTGCTGCTAACTAGAGGGGAAGGATGTTAGCAGACATTCTTGAGGTAGCGGTTTGCCCGCCACTTCCATCGGAAAAGTTTCACGATGTGGTGGTCCTGGACGATCGCCCAGCCGAAGCCGAAGGGGATGACGGTCGGACCGGCGGGTAGAGCCGGGGGGAAGAACTCCATGTAGTTCACAGAGGCCTTGATGTCCGATTGGGTGTACTCGGGCACTAGCCCCGGCATGACTTCCACACCCGGCAGCTTGGCCGGCGGGCGGAACATCAGCGGCTTGAGATTGACGGCATCAGGGTCCACTAGGCGGTCAAGCAGCGCGCGGTCGAGCGACTTGGGGTCGGTGTGGACCTCGAACTTCTCAGAGGTGCTGTCGGTCATCAGTAGTCCTTCTTGTCTTGGGGCTCGAGGATGACGTCATCGCTCCAGGCGACTCGCGGGGCGTGAGGCATGGAGATGTACGAAGAACCTTCAGCGAGCCAGACACGAGGCATACCGTCGGCAGGGTTCTCACCAGTGATGGTCTTCAGATTGAGGGAGAGGGGGAAACCCTCCTGCGTGGCCATCACGACGTCAACCTGGTTGGTGTCAACTCCTACCCGCTCGTAGAACTCGGCTATCTCCTCGAGCATCTGCATGGCTTCGGGCAACTTCATGTTGCTCAACTCCTTCTGTGTAGTTATGGGCGTGAGTGAGGGGCGTTTGACCGTCCCACACCCTCTAGGATTTCGCCTAGTCGATGATGAACTGTTGACCCTTGCCAGTGCCGAGGGTCGGAAACATGCGATGCTGCTGGTAGTGCGCTTCGCAGCCGTTGGCCCAGGGGCCATGCTTGGTCTTGAAGTCGTACCAGGCCGGCTTCTTGCGTCCGTTCAGGGAGCAGAAGTCGCAGTCAGGCTGCTTCTCAGCGCGAACCTTCACTTCAGCTGCCATCGGTGATCACCTCGGGGTGGAAGTTGGGCCCGTGGTCGAGCAGTTCCTGGATCTCGTCGATGAGGGTGTTCATCCTCTTCAGCGAGTCCTTGGCTCGGTCGAAGGCCTGGTCCATCGTGTCGAAGCGACCCTCAACTTCCTGAACCTGAGCGTCGAAGGGCATGTCCCCCGGTACCTCGAGGTCGTCGGGCAGGCCGTGTCGGAAGCGCGGGTTGCCGCCCCCAATGATGTTCCCCATGGTGTTTCTCCTTGGTCGAGGGTCGATCTGACAAGGTCATCTTATCAGACCGGTATGCCCTCGTCAACGACTAACATCAGAAAACGTTGAAGATGTGGTATCGAGCGGTGTGTCGGACTACTTGGAAAGTGGTATCGCATGTCCGACAACGGAGATTAATCATGCCGGGAGATGGATGTATACCCCCGACCGGACCAACGATCTGTAGGCGATGGTGGTGGCCCTGACGTCGGTGATTCATCACTTGCCGCCGTTCATGCCCGCGAGCGCCATGAAAAGGAAGCCGATGAACAGTAGGGTCAGAGCTATCCCTGCCCAGTCAGTCTGCTTCTTCCACTTCTTCTGGTTGTCATGGATGGAGCCCTTGTACTGGCCCTTGCTGTTCTTCTGGCGCTTCTCGTAGTCTTTCATTGTGTTCAGCTCCTAGTAGCCGTAGTCGTTGTATTCGATGAATGGGCGGTCGTCGACGTAGACAGTGACCTTGGTGACTTCTTCGTCTTCATCTTCCATTGACTTGGTGTAGCTTTCGTCCTCTGGCTCCTGGTCCTGAACCGAAGCCTCCAACTTCTCGAGGAAGTCGACATCCTTCCCATACTCCTCGTCGACGGCCTCCTCGTCGTAGCCCTCGCAGTTGAAGATGCCGGCTTCATGCTCGCAGTAGCCGTGTCCGTTGGCCCAGTTCTGTTCGACCCATTCCTTAATGGACTGGTCAGAGCCGAACTTCAGACCGTTGCAGTCACCCGCTTCGTGCCCGCAGCAGGGGTAGTCTTCGCAATGTCCCCCGTTTTCCGTGACCTCGCAGGAGTGACCCTCCATGAGAGCTTGGTCCTTCGTGGAGAAGCCGCACTCGTCACAAGTCATGGTGTACTTCTTGATGATGGTCATCAGTTCCCCCAGTGTCCAGTGATAGTCCCCTGACCGCCGCACTCGGTACCGGCCTGGGTCTCGACGTGGATAGTGTCTTGTTCATCGTTCGGGATGAAAGTTTCCCCGCACTCACCGCAGACCGCTTCGAGAATCTGACGGTTGCGAGGGGGGTCGGTCTCATGCCAGAGGGGACACTCATCGGCGTCATACCGGGGGTGCTTGGCGCAGAGGTCGGGGTTGAAGCCCGGCTCAGACGGTGAGTTCTTCATGAGATCTTCTCCAGCATCTGCGGGGGGCAGACGACCGTGCCGGTGCGGAACTTGCCGATCGGTCCGCAGTCGAGCTTCACCGTGATGCGTGTGCTCCGGAACTCGATCACTTCGCCGGTCTCACCCGCGAGATACTGCGGCTTGGTCGGGCCCATGATCCGAACCCGGTCGTGCTTCTTCAGCGTTGCGCGAACCCTTGAAGCCTGAGCCTGGCGGTCAGCCTTCTTGATGGCGTTGATCGCCCGGACGAACTGCGAGTACTGGTCGGGCGACATGCGCGAGACCAAGTTGATGGCGGTGTCCATCTCAGTTTCGGAAAGAGGACTCATAGTGTTCAACTCCCTTAGGTGTGGAATGGCCTTACGAAGTAATCTTATCTTACCCCGTAAGCCCTGTCAACGCTTTGCCAGCAGCTCGCTGATGTGCTTCTGCATAGCAGTCTTACGATCAGCCCGAGTCTTGTGCCGAGAGGACCAGATACACCGGCAGCGGAATCCGTATTCCACACCATCTGGTGCAGTAGCATCGGCCACTTGGTAGAGACGGAAGTGCTTTTTCTTCAGACCCATGGGAGGAGCCTCTCTTGGTCGACCCCTACGTGAAATCTCTTCTCTCCCCGAAGGTTGTAACGAACAACCCGACTGTTAGCGAAGATGCCGGTAACCCTGTAGGGGACATTACTGTCTCGGAAGTGAACAAGGTCACCCTTCTTATAGAGAACTTTCACTCCATGCCCTGCCAGTCAGAGTAGTTGTTGCCGCGCCGCAGAGGCGGGTTGATCGCTTCGTATGCGTTCGAGAGCTCATTGATCAGAGTTCGAGCCTGCTCGGGCTTCAGCCGAAGCGTGAGCTGAGCACCGGCCTCGTTCACGAAGTCGATATTGATCTCATTGTGGTCTGGGTCGACATACTTAGCTCGTACCGCCCGAATCTTCTTGACGTAGGTATCTTCCTTACCCTTGAAGAACTTCATCAGAACCCCTCTCGGAAGTTGGGGGTGACCCCTCGTTCATGGCCACAGGAGCAGGCTCGAGAACCGTTGAGGAATTCCACGATCACGCAGTCATCCACTTGGGTTCGGATGTACTTGATATGTTCATTGTAGTCGGGTTCCTTGGTGATCTCATCGAAGTGGTACTCGCAGTAACCACTGATGCCGAACTCTCGCTCACCCGCAGGGCTGTAGATGTGACCGGGGATGAGCCCTTCCTTCCAGGGTGCGTAGAAGACCCCTTCTCCCTCTCGGCACTTGGTCCCGGTGTGCTCGAGGGCGCGAGTCTGGAGTTCCTTGAGGATCTCCTTGCGCTTCTCATCGGAGCTGTCAGGGTTCTCGAACTGAGTCTGCAGCTGGTACAGAGCCCATCCGCTGTAGTTGGTGTCAGTCATCGTTCTCATGCTCCTCATCGCGGATGTCGTCAAGATCTGCCAGCTCAGCAGCTTCCTTGTCGAGCTCTTCTTCGGTCGGCTCGTAGTCGGCTTCGTCGAAAGGGTCGTCACTGCTGGGGTCAGCCCCTAACACAGCAGCAAGAGCCGCGTCGAGGTATTCCTCGTCGGGCTCCTGGGATCGCTCGATGGCCTGAGCGACTCGCTCCATCGAGATGTCTTCAGTTGGCAGGGCGGGTACGAGCTTGAGGGGCATCGGCTTCCGAGTAGGGCCGGCCCATGCGTCGAACTCGCGCTTGATCTTCGGCAGGTCGTCCTTGTCGAACTCATAGCGTCGACCCTGACCGACCGGCTCAACCGTCGAGTGCTTGCTGCGGAAGAACTTCCTCAGCGTCTTGCCGTCAGTGCCCAGTCTTACCGCGATCTGCTTTGCGGTGTATGTCTCGAGTTCTTTCCACTCGCCTCGTGCGAGTTTCTCTTGAGCCCGAGCACGTTCCTGAGCAGCCTTGCTAGGCTTCTCCATCTAGTCCTCCTTGGTCGTAAGGCTGGCATCGCCTTACCATCATTATTGCGCTCCAGCAGCAATAAGTCAACGAGTAACCCATACACACTACTAGGGGCGAGCTCCGTGAGGAACCCACCCCTAGCAAGTTGGAGACTACCGGTAGATACCAGCCCGCCGGCGCTGAGCCAGGATGGATTCCGGGTTCTCGTTGTTGTTCTTCATCGCGAGTTCCACAACCTTCGAGAGACTCATGTTGAACTTGGCGTTGTGCGACTTCTCCGCCTCGAGCTGCTTGGCGGTGATGTTGCGACCGGGGTCACCGGTGGACTTGACGTTGCATCGGTGCGCCTTGACCCCCTTGTCGGTGGAGATGGGCTTGTAGCAGACCGTGCACCGAGTAGTGGTGCGGTTGGTCTGGGGGGTGTGGAGCTTCTTCTTCTCGCCCTTACCGCTCATCTCTTCTCCTTCTGGTGTTCTTTGCAGTACAAACTTGGGTAGTTGACTCCGAGATAGTAGTTGCAGTACAACTCTGTCTCAGGGTCTTTGTGCTCACAGTGCTGAACGATGACGCAGCCCCCGTCCCCGATACCCTCGGTGTGAGTCATCCGCTCCGGGCTGGGCTTGTCAGGGAGTACCTCAAAGTTCATGACGTGGCCTGAATCAACTTCAGCCCGTAGTCTTCAGACAGCGAGAGGAAAACCATCTCGTCATCACCCCGGCCGTTGATCTTCCGAAGCAGACCTTCGCCGACGATGAATGCGTTGCCCACGATACCGGGGTAGTAGTAGCTCGCTCGAGGGTTGGCCCGGTTGGGGGTCATGTGACCATCCTCGTTGACCACCAGCACTGAGTTGCAGCCGCAGTCAAGCTTCGGCAGAGAATACCGCATCGGGGCCTGGGGTACGATCTCCAGCGGACCCCCCACCAAGTTCTGCATGGCCTGGAGGGAGTTGCCAATCCAGGTGAACTCGATGTCCTTCCGAACATCAGTCGGAATCCAGAGGACCCGGATCGGGTTGTCGGGCAGATGTGTACAGGGCTCAGAGTTCATCGCGGGGATCCTCGCATTCGGTGTGGAGGTTTCCTGCGAGGGGTTCCCCGCAGTTATTGCACCCGTAGACGGCATTCTCTTCCGCCTCGGTCTGGTCGTCAGGATCTACGAACACAATCGGGTCGCCCTGCTTGTCTTCGAGAACTGAGATGGGGGTGATGGTATGCTTCACCCAGTCGTGTTGCTTGGTTTCCGTCATCATGCGGACTCACTCACTCGGTATCGCTCACCCTGAATGGTAGCTACGCGAGCAGATGCTCCGCAGATGCAGCAGCGAGGGACGTTGTTGTCGATGGCCGGCATCTTCAAGGCCTTGTGCTTTCGGTAGTACCGAAACACGGTGGGCCGACGACAGTGCAAGCACCAGTGGTGATCGATCTCGCCCTCGGGGATCTTCGGTTTCCACACCACAGCTTTGGTCACCTGGACCCTGTTGCCCTTGCGGTCGACCGTGTACTTACCCTTGATCCGAACCACTCGAGAGGGCGGCTTGGTTGGGTTCCGGCGATTGTTCAGTGCCGCATCGTGGACCTTAAGTCTCACGGCTTTCTTCAGGAACTCAAGGGCTTCTGAGTACTTCCAGAACTCCTTCTTTCCCCACGGGCCCAGCTGCTGCTTCTGAACGTATACCACCCAGGGCGGTGTGCTCATCTTCGTAGGGTCTTTGGAGATGGCCGGGATGCGAGGCTTGGTCGTCAAAAACTCTCGATAGCGAGGGTCTTCGAGGAGGTCGTGTATCGTCATCATCGGCCCATGAACTCCCGGTCCAACATATGTAACTCCTTGGTCGCTCAGCGATTGATAGGTACATCTTAATTGAGGGGGTCATACGAGTCAATGATGACAGGTATGGGTTGGATCAGGAATGACAGGTTTGCCGGAATGCCCTGCTAGTCGATATGATGATGTATCAGGCCAACTAACCTAGGAGATACAATGGCTGAGAACAAGTCAGAGAAGGTCAGCGAAGCTCGGAAGGCAGTCCGGCAGGAGGTGATTGATTATCTGGAGAATGAGTACATGGGTCCGGGCCGTCCTGATCGCGGTACACCCAAGGCGCAGGCTATCCTCGAGCTTGTTGCCGACCTGTCGCAGTTTCTCAAGGACAAGCAGTGAGCTTGAATCCTACGCGCATGCTCAATGTCATCTCGCGTGCATGGGGTGACCAGGATGGATACTGCTTCTTTCCGTACATCGACCGCAAGGTTCAGGTAGCTACTGGTCGACGGCAGGCCGGCTACCATGAGGGACCCGACCGACCCAGAACTGACGAGAGGGGACCTAGTTTCAAGTGGCCAGAGGACAAGGCTGAGATCAAGCAGTATCTGCAGGATCACCTTAGTAAAGGCCATGATGTCTACTGGTGTCCCTCCCTGTTCGAGTATCCACACCGGCGGACAGATGTGGCCATGGACGAGCACTGTCTCTGGGCGGACCTGGATGAGGCAGATCCCACCACATTCGGTGACTACGAGCCGACGATCGCCTGGGAGTCCTCCCCTGGGCGGTTCCAGGCTCTCTGGATCGCAGAGCGGGGTGACTTCCAAGGTGCATCGTGGCCAGGCAATGAGAACCAGCGCCTGACCTACTACCTGGAAGCCGACCCTAGCGGATGGGATACCACCCAGCTGCTGAGGATTCCGGGCTGGCCGAACTTCAAACCGGAGCGGGTTGATGCCAACGGGGGTCAAGCCCCTGACGGTAAGCTCCTCTGGACCACCGGGCCTGAGTATTCACTGCATCAGTTCCAAGATCTACCTGAGGTTCAGGGGGCTATCTCCTCTCAGATCACTGAGGCTCTTGAGACCGAGGTCGACGGAGTCGATGTCAACAAGGTTCTTGCTCGGGTTAAGCTCAAGCTGAACCACACTGCTAGGGAATTGATCAAGGCCAGGGAGATCACTGGGGACCGCAGTCAGCAGATGTGGTACCTCATGAGGTGCCTTGCTGACGCGGGTGCCTCAGTCGTCGAGATTGTAGCGGTCATACGCCCCTCGGTGTGGAATAAGTTCAGCGACCGAGCCGATGAGATGAAGCGACTCATTGCCGAGTCATCCAAGGCAGTTGCTTCTCGATCTGACGAGGTAACAGAAGAACTCGACGAGGAGCTCACTCGGGTTACACCCCAACGACTGGGCAAACTCATCCAGAACATCAAGAAGCCGACCTGGTTGGTGGAGGGTGTGATCACTGAGGGTGCCGTAGGGTTCATCGCCGGTGAGCCCAAGACCTGGAAGAGCTGGGTGGGCTATGACATGGTCCTCTCAGTGGCTACTGGAGCTGACTTCCTTGGCTACTTCCCCGTCAAGAACCCCGGCCCTGTCCTCTACATCCAGGAGGAAGACCCGCCGCCTGTGCTGAAGTCTCGAGGGGCTAAGATCTGGTCTGGTAAGCAGATCGACCGGGTGGTTCTCGAGGAGGACAAGGGGCTTGTCTGGTTGCCTGCTGACAAGGAACGCGAGTTCGACCCTGACGTCAATGCCCTGGTCCAGCAGAATGTCGTGGTCTCAGATGAAGTCTGGCAGTATCACCTGGATGACATTCTCGAGAAGGGCATGGACGGTCAGCCCTACCGCCTCATGATCATTGATACTCTGATGATGACCGCGGGCAACGTCGATGAGAACCGAGCCCAGGAGATGACCACTAAGGTCTTCAAGCCTCTCAAGGTTCTGGCTCGAAAGCACTTCGTCTCTATCCTCGTAGTCCATCACCTTAACAAGGGTGAGAACAAGCGGATGGGTCAGCGCATGCTCGGCTCAGTTGCTAACCACGCCTGGGGTGAGGACAGCATCTATCTGTTACATGGTGCCAAGCGAGGAACTGTTAAGCTTGAGACCGAGTCCAAGTCAACCATCGGTGCTCTCTATAAGGTAGAGAACTTGGCCAATGCTGAATGGAATCCCCAGATCAGTCCCTGGGACGATAGGAATGATGAGTCAAGGAATCAGGTCGTCGACCCATCCAAAGGCCATCAGGGACGCCGTGAGGCATCGCAGGGAAGACGGGATAAGGCCCCATCGACGCAATCGATCGCGGGCAATGCCCTCGAGCAGATGGGTGGGGGGGTCCACACCACAAAGGCTATCGCCGAACATGCAGGTATCTCATACCGTGCTGCATACCAACAACTCGGCCGAGATTCCAGGGCCGACAAGCAAGGTGCCCGCTGGGCACTTAAGGAGAACTAAGAATGACTAGCTTCAACCGACCCCAGGTTAGTAACCGTAAGGGGTTCGCCAACCCCAAGCCCCCAAACTGGGGCGGAGGTCTCGACTGGAACCGTATCAACGATGATCGTCTCAGAAGACTAGACCTTGAGATCGCCTGTGCCGGCGGTGCCTTTACCCCCGAGCACAAGTTCCACCTCATGTCCCCGCAGGAGAAGGCTATCGAACTCGCCAAGCCCCCCAAGACCATGACCTCTCACAACGAGCGACTCGCTAAGGCCAGGTCTGAGAGAAGCTCCAACGGGGGCAGGAAATCACGTCTCATGCATGACCCCGAAGAACTCGCCGAGATGTACGAGACTCTACCCCCTCGCAAGATCTCCGAAGAGACAGGTATCAACTACAATACCGTGATCAAGTACCTCAAGATCGCCGGCGTCTGGGACCCCAACAAGTACCGAGGCTGGGAACACACCACTCGCATGGACGGGGATAACTGATATGGATACCACTCCACACCTTAAACTGATCGAGGAGTCAGGCGAACTCGTTCAGGCCATCTCTAAGCTCATCCTAGAGGCCGACACCCCCAACGCCATCAAACTCCGCAAGCACTTCATAGAGGAATTGGCTGACGTCAGGGCTGCACTAGAACACGTACTTACGACCGACCTGACCGAAGAGGAACAACTCACCTACTACCGACGATTCGAGAGTAAGCTCATCAAACGACGGGCCTAACCCAATTAATTATTCTTTACGCGCGTCCGCGCCTGACAATACCCCTCATACAGACATGATGATTGCTATTCTGATAGCAATAATCAGTCATGTCTTCATTCGGGTTAACATGTTCTATAAAGATATAGGGAAATTAATGGCTAGAAGAACCACAATGTTCTGGACCAATGCCCAGTATAAGGTACTGACAGAAAAGGCGAACGAGCTGGGGCTTGAAGCACCGCACGAGCTGCTAGCTATCGTCGGGCTCAAGCTCGCGGGTGTGGAGGTCAAGCAAACACCTAAGGCTAGACGCAAGGCTGTTGAGAAGCAGAAAGAACTAACTATGAAAGAGTACGAGGGTAAAGAACCGGATACCGTAAAGAAGATTCGGAAGATCCTCGAGGATGAGGGCCGACCGATGACAGTTGATGAGGTTCGGATCGCCTTGGGATGGACGGCTCCGTTCCGCTTGCACTCGGTAATGCATGAGTACTTTGTGAACAAGGGGCTGAGGGAGAAAACTGGGCCGGGACGTAGGCCTATTCTCTGGGGCTTGAAGTAACACTGATGCCCATGCCTCCGAGTGACACTGTGCTCATGCTGTCGTCGTTGGGCGCGCCTAAAGGGCGCCACAACAACAACATAAACACAATATGGCTCGGGGCAGGGCTAAAAGGGGGACTGGGGAGAGGACTGGGGCTATGGGTAGGGCTGATGGGCAGGCTAAGGAGAGTACTCTTGCGGGTTGGGTTGCGGTGATCAGCTTGGAGCGCGATAGGGAGCGACGAGATAATGAAGTGATCAGATTGATGATCGATACGATCTGCTCGCTTTACGGGCACGGCAGGGGTCTCGTCAGGTAGTGAAGGATGATCGCTTGATGATCGTGATTGCAGGCGATTGATAGCGCGGGGTACAGGGGGCTCGGGGATCCAGAACAATGGTGATACAAAGGGATGGGTCTCTTGGGATGAGATTCGAGATGAAGGTATGGAGAAGACGAGTACTTGGTCCGAGTTGATGTGTTAGGTTTGGGGTTTGGGTGCTGTCTGAGTCGGTGATTGGGCGGTCAAGATGAGAGGAATGAGTGCGATCGATTGAGGGAATGAGTGCATTCTAACCCACGAGAGCCGGTGGAGCTGGGACGATCACTACTTTTTTGGATTTCTCTCCAACTCACGGGGAAAAGTTGAGGAGCTGCTGAACTTTTTTTCTATTTGGAGACCTGTCCATCGGTGGTTCTGTTGGTACTGCTGGTATTATTGGTAAGTAACAATCCAGTAACGACAGAGTAACAGCAGGGTAACAGAGCCTGAGGCTATGGGGATGGCTAGAAGGCTCGGGAAGGGGGCTAGGTTTGAACCTGAGGCTCTAGCGAGGGCTAGCAGGAATGCTAGCATTCTGGGGCTACTGGCCGGGCTCCAGGAAGCGCTTGGCTCGGAGGAGCACACTTCAAGGAGGACATTGGCAGGAAGCGGTCAGCACTCGATGGTGTGGAAGCCTTGACCCCGCCAAACTCTACGTGGTAAGATGTATGTATCAGGTTGATCACCGGCCCGGAGTGGGCTGGGCCTGTAGTCAGAGAGTGGAGTTGAGTGTCATGTCTGAGATCACCACGTCGGAGCTCGCGTCGGAGCTGTCCACGACCGCGCGTCAGGCTCGGAAGTTTCTCCGGTCGATCACGCCGCGCGAGGAGCAGCCGGGGAAGGGCTCCCGCTGGGCCATCGACGGGTCGAAGCGGAACCTGACCGCCCTGCGGAAGCAGTACCTGGTCTGGGACGAGGCCGAGAAGAAGGCACGGGCTGAGCGGGCCGCTCGTGCTGCCGAGGCCGCGGCTGAGGTTGCCGCCGAGGCCTGATCCACCACGCGGATAGCCACTCGGGTGGCTATTCGTACGTGTGTGTGAAGTTGAGGAGCTGCTGAGGTTTCGGTTTGAACGGAGACCTGTAGGTGTTGTTACCATAGTGTTACCGTTTGTTCGATTAGTTGTAAGTAACAAAAGAGTAACAATAGTAACAAAATGGTAACATTTACCAAGTCAATCGACTTAGTCGACTTTGGTGCTCGAAGGGCGAGAGTGAATGCTAAACTACGCGTCTGAGGGGGCTAGGATCGCTCCTAAGGCTCTTGCAGGGCAGCGGCGAATGCTAGCATTCCGAGAGGGGTCAGCCCCGCTTAGACGCCCGTATGCCCCCTTTCGGGGGCGGGGGCGATCAGCCGTAGTAGAGGACGGATGCGACGTGAAGTGCTCGTGCCCAGTCGAGAGCGAATTCGGCGCGGAGTTGCATCGCCCAGTCGAGAACGATCGCAGCGTGCTGCTCGGGATCGGATGAGTCGGGCTCGACGATATCGAGCAGAACTTCTCCGATCGTGATGTCGGGCATCATGTGTTCGAGCTCGTGCATGACGGAGTCGACGAGCATGGGGCCGTCGAGTTGCGGGATGCGGTGAATTGGTGTGATCATGCTTAGATTATCTCACGTCAGGGCGACTCGGTCAAGGCTTACTGCCGGGTAACTTTGACCCCGTATACGCTCCGCTGAGGGGGTCAACTTTCGACCCTTATGCTAGCATTCGGGGCGCCACGAGCTCGCCTCAGGAGCGAGCCTACGGCTTTGTAAAACTTTGTCCACATGGTGACATGGCCTTGACGGGTTGAGACGAGATGTGATATCACGTGCGTGCGCGCGGATCTAAAAGGGGCGCCAAAGTCGACCAAAAGTATGTACTTTGAATCGCCTTGATCGCCTTGCATGGGGGCCACGAGTCTCTTAAGATATACATATCAACGCAATCGACGAGGGGGCAAAGGGCCCCCCGCGAGACTGAAAGGGTTGATTACCATGGCTCAGTTCACCACCGCTCAGGTCGCCGAGAAGTTCGAGACCACGCCGCGCACGCTCCGCAAGTTTCTGCGCGCCGACGCCCGCGCCAACGACAAGGGCGACACCCTGCCGGGCAAGGGCTCGCGCTACGCGATCGAGGGCAAGCAGCTCGCCGCGATGAAGAAGCGCTTCGCCGCCTGGAAGGTCGCCGAG